CGTCTCTCTTGCTCCTGAACTTTAATATCAAACTTACGTTGCTTATCAGGATCTGACTGGGCAGAAACAGAATGTTCCGCTTCGGCTTGTTCATAATGAGCAAAAGCTCGCGCCCATTGACGTCTTTGTTCAGCAGAACTGGTCCGCATCATTTCGTCAATGTTTATGACATTCTCAGAATCACTTTCGTGATCCAAGCCAGGTGGCAGTTCTTCCACCTTTTCTTCCTTGCGATCTTCTGCAAGTATGCCTCTAAGTACTGGTTTACGTCCAGGCACAAGGACTTTATAACCAGAAACATTACCTTTTACGCAATGCTCCAAAAACCATTTCGACTTCTCATCTTTTTGAGAAACTACCCAGTTACCCTTCTTTGATTTCTCAGGTGAACTTAGGTATGCGGCAGAGCCAAGAGGCATGGGCCAAACGCCCAATTCAGTGTTACATCCTCGAGATATCCCAATATTTTCGTACTGGAATTGGATATATGCCCCGGCTAGAGCCACCACTGTGATAAACACATTGAGTGTGTATGCCTCAGAAGTCGTGACATCCCGGTCATTAAGTCCGGTCTGCCAATAGGTCAACCCATCAATGGCTGATGGGTATAAATAATTAGAGGTTTCCCCCACTTTCGCATCATACAAAGCATCCCCATAAGTCGTTGTCATATATACACCGGGATACTTATACTCAACACTGAACACGCCAGGTGATCCAGTGTATTTTATTTCTGGAAGCAATGACTGCGTAAAAGAATTAAAGAAATTTCCACTCGTGAACATCCCCGATAAGGGGATTGTGGTATTAGCACCACCAGACACTCTTTGCAAACCTTGCACAGCAGTAATGGCAGGCTGCTGTTTTGTGTTGAACAGATGGATTGTGTAATCAACAAACAAATCCATCACCGCTGTTCCTGGGGTGTCTGTAGAATAACAGGCAAAGGACATTTTCCCTGGAGTATAAGCGGTAGGGTCATTGATGGTCGGAGCTCCATCAGCCAAAGTGTAATATTTCTTAAGTGGGGCATAAAGCCTCACGGCTGAGTTGTGGACCATACGCTTCCACAGTCCTCCATCTTTTGCACCATTATAGGCTAACATGTCATAGTCAGCCGTAAATGCAGGTTCTTCGATGTTTTTCTGAGTGGCGACGATAAGTCGTCCTTTCTGATCCGTTCCACAACGAGATTCAAACCGGAACTTAAGCTTGATCCATTTATATTGATCCCAGTTAGAAGCAACTGGGCCCAGCCAAGGAAAATTATCCAAAGAGGCTGGTTGCAAATTATAGGTAGTCAATGAAAATTTGTTATCAGTAACTACCGGTTGCAAATACTCGCTGTGCGTTATTTCAAAGACTTTACCGCCATTCACTTTTGGTGGTCTTGTCTCACGTTGATAACCATATGCACTAGGGGCAGAAAATCGTTTTTCTGACACGATTACTGCCTTTTTCTTAGGTGGGGTTGGCTTCTTAGGCCACGGTATGAAGCTGATGACAGGTTTTGTCTTCTTTTTCTTCATCTTCTTCTTGGGCGCAGATCTGGGCGCCAATATAATCCCACTCTTTTTTGGCATAAAATAATCCTTTTATCGTCAAATCAAAATTCAAAGGGGCACAATGTTTTAAGGCCGACCCCTCATTAATCGTGTATAAACGACGAATCTCCGGATCAGTTTTATAGACACTATGCACTTCTTCCCAAGTGAATAGGTCCATATTATCATTAACGTTTCGTGGAGTTTTCAAAGCCTCCATATATGTACGCTCTAGATAAAGCAAATAAGCGTTAATGATGTCACGCGCCTCAACACACCAATATGAATTGATGCGCAAAGCACATGCCTTAAGATATGACCAACGAATATGGTGCTTGGCATAAGAATGGCGCAGAAGTGATGAAATCACTTTATCTGCATCAGGATATGGCATATACATCCCATGAATAAACCGCGTTCGGTGGGAGAGAAAATTTCGATCAATAAGCTTGCCCTCAGACTGAGCTTCTCTCTTAACCACGATTCCGAGCGTTTCCCAGACGTCGGCAACCTTGAACGTGTTAAACCACTCTTTTACCTCATCAGAATATGTCCCCAGATTATCATCTCCACACAGAGCTAACTCCACGTGGTTATCAAACTCATCAAAGTCTGTGTCATCTGGGGATAACTGAATCCACGCATAACAAAACAACATATACAACACAAGAGTATTTATGACAATAGTAAGAAAACACCCAGACGGATTACCCTGCCATTTACGGACAAGATCACCATTAGGGCATATAACTAAAGATTCAACGATCTCAGCAAAAAGATTGTTCCACTGATTTCGCACCTCCTGTGTTTGATCCTCTGAAGAGAGGAAAAACCACATTGTATCGCGTAGAGAATAAATTAACTCAGCACTCAATGTTGTATCATAGTTACTCTCGTCACATTCAAAAGCATGAGGATGACGATTTAATCGTGTGAAAAGTTTATTCC